TAAAACCAGCTCCTGCTACTGCTAATTGAACAGCAACTTCTTTCTTATTTATTGATTTTCTATCTTCTTTACGCTCAGAACGAGATCTATCAAGATCTAATTCTCGAATAGCCTTATCTTTAAGGGTTGGTGTTCCGGACTTGAATCTTAATCGACGTTCACTTCTAGATTGTGCTCGACGTTGACCCCAACGCATACCTTTAACGCCAAAATGTTCTAAATATTCAAGTACTTCGTCATCATCAAAGATCATTCGAAGGCCTCCTTGTTAGCTTTGAAAGCTACATATGCATCCATCAAGGCCGATACATTATCAATCTTTTCGTCAGCTCTCTTTTTAAGAAGCTTACGATTCCCATTAGTATCTTCCAAAGTAACAGCGTTCCCCATAGCAAATGACATAAGTTCTTGATCGAAAATTAACTTTCGTTCTTCAGCAAGAATCTTTAATTCTCCAAGAGGAACCGATTCTGTTCTTGCCCCTTGAATTACTTTCTCGATTCCAAAGGACCCGTTTTCCATTTCCCATCTAGTGACAAATTCTTTAGCATTATATGGGTCAAACCCAAGGCAACGAACATCGTAGTCACTCTGTTGTATGAAATTATCAAGGTCATCATAAACCTCCATCATATCAAGTACTGTTCCATCTAAAACATGAAGACTTCCTTCGGCAATAAATTCTTCATACTTAGCTCGCATAGCACCTGGAAGCTTCATTAATGTTAAAGATGTAATGTAACTTCTAGTTTTAACCCCAAAAGTATAATTTGAAAGTGGAAAGAGAAACGTAAACGCACAGAAGTCATCACCTTGCGAAAGATCTGCTCCAAGAGCACAAGGCAAGCCCCAAAACTCTCTAGTTCGATGTGTAAGTGTTTCTTCATAAGTGAAGAAGTATGTGTAACCTTCCATAGGAATGCCAAACCGCTTTGCGAGAATATCATTACGAGATGCCGGAGCTTTTTCAGCTCTTTCAACATCCAAATGATACACATCATAAGTGACTGTCTTTCCTAAATTAGGATTTGCTTTAATCCACATAGCTGGATCATTAACTTCTTCAAGTTCGTCCAATTTGTAATGCCATATAGAAACATGAGGCGCTTGATACTCACCTTTAAGAATCGTAGCAAGTTCCATTTTGATGGTGTCGCCAGAACCATTGCGAACAGTTCCTTCTGAACTAATAGCAACAATCAAATAGTCCTCCATCTTGGAGGCGCCCTGTTCTATAGCTCCGACAACATCTTCTCTAATGTCTCCAGACAACCATTCATCAATTGTAGAGACCTTAGGACGAAGCCCCTGTAATTTATTAATGGTCATTGGACGTACTTCAAGAAGAGAACCAGTGAGAAAATTCTCAATACCCTTCTTTGTGGAAGCAAGTTTTACTCTTTGCGCTCTAGATCCAGTAGTATTCTGCAATGATCCTTCTGTAAGGAACTTAAATAGAGGACCTCTTGCTCGAGTAATAGCAGTTCTAAATGGAGACATTACTTCATCAGCCTGCTTCATGGTAGGAGCAGTTGTGATCTGATGCGTGGTTGCAGTATCTACATTTAAAAAGTATGCTTGAATGCAATTAGCATACATTGATTTGGCAGCACCTCTGGCAACTATGAGGTATTGCTTTGTTGTAAGTCTTTTCTTGATTAACTTCTTAACATAATGCCCACCGAGGTTGTCTTCATTTGGTTGATAGACACTTCGCTCAACAAAGTAATACCAGCCAAAAATTTGTTCAGCCCAAAGTTTAAAACTATCTAGGAGATGAAGGTCTCCACCATCTGTAAGAGTTAACTCGAACTCACAATACTTGATAAAGCCATGCACAGCCATATCATCGTAATAGATGTTAGGATTAGAAATCAAATCATCAATACGATTCATCTCCATAGAGATTTCTCTATTAACAGGAATCTCTCCTCGAAGAACTGAAGCACGAAAGAGTCCATAATAATAAGGAGTAGCAGAATTAGATAAAGTCATATAACCTCCTTACTTACTCAAACTCTTCTTTGCTAAAGCAATAGCTGCCTTTCCAGCAGGACTTGTCGCCATGTTATATGCTGTGACTGCAACACCAAGAGTCGCTAGAATTCCAGCAGCCGCTTCAGTACCCTTTTTAATTGCAGATGGATTCATACGACTGAAATTTTGCTCCATGTTCAATCGATCATTAACTTCTTTAAGTTGCTTATTGGATAAGTTCTTCTTTCCACGCTTTCGAAGTTCAGTTACTTTCTTAGAATCAAATGCTTCTTTTCTAACTCTTTCGTTTCTAGCTTTACGAACGCCCCAATGCATTCCTTTAACACCATAATGTTCAATAGTATCATCAACAAGAAGAATCTTTCTAATATGACCATAATCATCACGATCTACTACAACTTTAACTTCTGCTTCATCCGCATGCTCAGTTTCTTTAGATACAATTTTAAGTTCACCGGTATCCTTATCGAAACCAAGCATTTTAGTTCCTGATGGATTAACTCCATAATTATTAGCCGCTTGTCTCAAATGACTATTGAAATTAGATACAACTTCATTATGATATTTATCCCAAGCTTTAGGATCTTTTGTAATATCGGTATTTTTCCATTTAGCATTAATCTTAGGAAGATCCTTATTTGCATTTCCAGCTGCCATATTATACATTTGAATGGCAGCGCCCTTACTCATTGCCTTCTTTTCCCACTTACGATCAGCTTTTACAACCTTATTTCTAGCTCTACGAACCCCCCACCTCATACCCTTTGCACCATAATGCTCAATAAACTCATCTACTGTTTGAGTCATGAAGCTTCCTCCTTAGGGTACGAATAAGTAGGTGGATGGTCTCGAGGTAGCTCATATTCAGGAAGCGCATACTCACGAAAGACGTTAAGTCTCCACTCGTATTCCTTGATTTGCTTCTCAGTAGCCTCAATAAGAAATGAAGTAGTAGGCGGATCAAAGAGAGACCGAACCTTTAGATAAACATATGTCTTGACTAAATGAAGTTGATCTGCAGGAACAAGATAGTCGGCCCAAACAGTAGTCTCATCTTCTATAGAAAAGCCACTTTCTGGGCCCACACCAAGTTGGCTGAGAATGGAGAAAGCGGCATTAATGTGAGTAATAATATCCAAATCAAATGCCGTATAATCTTGGTCTAGACCAAGAATTTTCTTTGTACTGGTTAGAATGCTTTCTTCCATAATTTCATCTCCGTATCAACTATTTCGCAAACGAACGATCTCCGCTTCAACTTCCTTTGGATCGTATCCAGCTTCAGCGAGCTTAAGTCGTCGTTCTTGCCCGGTACCATATTCGCCTCGACCAACGGCTTCGGCTACTTCTGTGAGAGATTGCTTAGATTCTGACTCATCATTGTCTTCATCGACAGTATCTTCAACTGTCTCTGGATCATCCGACTCGACGAGACGAGGCTCACTGTCTGGAGCACTCATATCACCTGGACCACTCATCTTATTTCCTTTCTCACCAAAGTTTTGTATCGTTTGGATGACGTGACGTGACAATTTTAGGAAGTAATCTTTCATTTCCGAAATGAATTGCATTATGGGTGATTTGGGTGGTTGTGATGAGATATTCTGGGTCAAATATCCACTCCTCTCCGTGGATAATATCGTCAGGATTCATAGGATTAATATGATGAATAAGAAGTGCTCCATGAATTTCGTATCCAGAAATGCCTAAATCACATCCATTATCTCTTACAATAACTTCTTGACGAGCTTTCTCCCATTCATAAGATGTATAAAATTTTTGGTTAATATAGCGATCAAATCCAAATGTAGATCGACCAACTTCACCATTTAATTTCAAATAATTGAATCTATCATCAAAAGTATCAAATCTTCTTAACTCTGAATAAGATCTAATTCTGTTCATGATATATCCAAGAAATGAACCATCCGACTAACATTCCAGCCAAAAATATCATCATGGCTGATGGCCAAGGAAATGCTCCGACAACTTTTACTATAAAATCTATCATCAATTATCATAAATTTCATCATCAGAATCTCCTTGTAATTCATTACCAACATAAGATCGCATAGCATTCAAAGCCTGCGCATATAATTCTTCAACCTTCTTAGCTGAAGCCATTAGTTCTACTTTTGAATCAAGTAAAATATTTTCACGATGCAGGCGTTCTTGTTCTAGCTTTTCTCTTGTAGAACCAAGTTTTAAATAATGAGTAATAACTTGTGAGGACGCAGTGCCCTCAGATAGCTGCTTTTCGGCCAGATCTATTGCAAGGGAGACCAACTGACTCTCTCTACCTTCATCTGTAATCGCAGGTGCCCGAGTTGGGCGACGCTTAGCAGCCATTTGACCTCCTTTCCAATTAACCTACATGCAAATCAAATTCTTGCCCAGTCCAAGTGTGCAACGTATCACCAGTCGGGAGTGGGCCAAGCAAAATCAAACCCTGGAGATCTGCCATAAACAATTCTCGCTCCGGAGCTTTCAATGTCTTGTATTGATCATACTCTGCCTGAGTTCTAACCCATGAAATAGTATGACCAAGACCATTGCCATCTATCATGCCGACAAATTTAGCATTAGCTCGTTGATCCACTGGAATAGAATTATCTCTCTTGATAGCAATACGATATAGCACGTCATCTCCTCCTTGTACAGGTGGTAAACCGCCAGCCATTCGACCAGCTACACCATTACGAAAACCTGACATTAACCACTCATATGGGCCAGTATATGGGAAGCCAGGAGTAGGAGTATTACCACCCCAAGGATCGATCTTACGAGTTGGAGCCCACTCAAAATGTGCAGGAACATCTGATCCAGGTTGTAGAATATAGGCCTTACACATAGCACCTACGCCAATTTCATAAGACTCAACCATGTCCGGAGACCAATTTTCACCCACACCATTATTTTGAGCTTCAATTCCAATAGTTCTACTGTTCGCAGAATCTAAAGGAATTTGCCCTTTAGAGGTATTCCATGGGCCACCTTTACCAGCATGGTTGGAAGCACCGCCAGCATGAACGCCCCATTGACCTTGACGACCAAGTAAACAATTAGCTACTGGTGCATCTTGATGACCTTGTGCGCAATATGACCAATCATTCTGAAATGATGTACCTGACCCAGAAGCAGTATGATGAACAACAACCGCCATAACCCCAGGCGAATTATAACCACCAGTAGAACGAGAATTATGTTCCCATCCACCCCACTCTTGAACGTCTAAACCTTCCGCTCTAAGAATATCAGCAAGATTCGGAAGTGAAACTCCATCCATATATAAACTACCCATCAATCCTCCTCATCTGCATCATGTCCAGGTGAATCATATTGACGTAAGAAAGACCATGAGATCCACGCAAGAGTAGCAATTCCAGCTACAGCCATAGCAAGAAATATATCGGTAAAGAATTCTGGCATCGAAGAATCAGTTTTAACATTCTCTACAAACATTAACCCATAACAAACTATAGTTAACGCTACAAATACTCCTCCCCATTCTTTACCACGGGGTGCAGGCATGTTAAATCGGTTCTTTCTGCCACTCCCGAATCAACTTTTCGATAATATGAGCAAATACATAAACCATTAGAATGCGAACGAGTTCTGGCTCGTCATCGAATCGAGCTACTCTTGTGTCATCTGGAGCAAGCTCATGACGCTTGCGATAAAAGTATCGAACCAACGCTTCTGGATCGGGCGGCTCAGTGTCAACTACATCAGCAGGTTCAATATCTCCGAAGTCGCTCATGCTTCAGGCTCCGAGGGCGGCGGATCATAAGGCCAGTGTGCACCAATAGCCGCAGTTAAAGCGGCATCAGTAATAATATCGCTATCATGACCAGGAGCCCCACGACCAGTTTGAAGCGCAGCCTCATAAGCAGCCTCGGTATCTACTGCCACTGGATACATCAATGGCTCTACGTCCACAGTTCCAGCTGAGAGATTTTTTCCATACGTACTATCAGCCTTGTTTGGATCAAATAGCAATTCTTTATGCGCCATAGCCAATACCCGAGCTCTCAATTCAGGATCACTAGCAGCTCTACTAACAGACGCAGCGCTCATGTTGTTCCTTCCAATCTAGTTTCGAGAGTGACTACTTTGGCACTGAGCTCTTTTACTGCTTGCCATAAAACGGCAATCATGCCGCTGAGATCAAGGCCAAGAGTCTCCTCATTACCTAACGCAAGAAGTGGAGCAGCTTCCCTCACTTCTTCTGCAACAAAACCATACCGATAAAGTGGTTCTGGAGGATCCGAAAGAAGCATCCGTCTTGATGGATCCGGTTTACCATCAGAACCCATTGCTTGAATTGGGGAAGCAGCAGCAAGTTCTGGTTGTAAATCATGATAACGAATAGGTTGAATAGTATCAACAGCATTAAGAGCTAATAAACCTGTTAATGGCTCTATTTCATTCTTAAAACGTCTTCCGCTTACAACTTGGAATGCCGAAGCTAAAGTTTTAATATACGCTGTATTTTGCCCATTTAGAATACCTATATAAATATTACCATCACTAGCTAACTGAAACGCTCCTGTCCATCCAGAAATATGATCCACAAATCCAATACCAGTATAACCAGCAGCA